TGCAGAACGAATTTCCGAAATCATTCTGTTAAACAAACGTCAAGTAAAAGAGCGTCAGCAGTCAGAGATTTATCTGGATGTCGAACTTGGTGAGCCCACTGTATTTGTGGGCGAGCAAAAGAATGCCATCAAACAAGATGAGTCCATGCCATATCAGATCATCGAACAGCATACGTATTATGACCTGGATGATGATGGATACGCCGAACCCTACATTGTAACCTTTGAGCGTTACTCAAAGAAAGTCCTCCGAATTGTTGCCCGTTATGATGAGACTACGATTTATGAAAAAGATGGGAAGTTACAAAAGATTGATCCAATCCAGTACTACACCAAATTTTCTTTTATTCCTAATCCTGACGGCGGCTTTTATGACATTGGGTTTGGTCTTCTTCTTGGCCCACTAAACGAGTCTGTTAATACCCTCATCAACCAGCTTATTGATGCGGGAACACTAGCCAACCTACAGGGCGGCTTTCTGGGCAAGGGTTTAAAATTAAAGATGGGTGAGTCCCAGTGGACCCCTGGTGAGTGGAAATCAGTGCAAACCACCGCCGACGATTTGCGTAAGCAGATTGTGCCACTGCCGACAAAGGAACCATCAAACGTATTGTTTGAACTAATGGGTACTTTGATTACCTCCGGTAAGGAGCTTAGCTCAGTAGCTGAGATTTTTGTGGGTAAAATGCCAGGTCAAAACACACCTGCTACCACAACGATGGCAACGATTGAGCAGGGTATGAAGGTATTCACCGCTGTGTACAAGCGGATTTACCGTGCACTGAAAAGCGAGTATAGGAAACTATATAAGCTTAATAGCATGTACTTAGACGAAGGAAAGTATCAGAAGGTAATGGATGTTCCTGTCCAACTAGCTGACTTTGATGACTCTTTATACAATGTCTGTCCTAATGCCGATCCATCAACTCCAACGCAAACTGAAAAGTTGATGAAGGCACAAGGACTTCTTGAGTTACTACCAATTGGTATTCTTGATCCACTAGCAGTGATCAAGCGTGTTCTTGAAGCCCAAGAACAGCCCGCCATTGACCAACTCTTTAATCAGCAAGTACAGCAGACTGGACAATTCCAGCCTCCTCCTGATCCTAAGGCTCAAGAACTTCAGATGAAGAGTCAAGCAGAGCAGCAGAAATCTGCTCTGAAACAACAAGAGATGCAGTTCAAAAGTGAACTTATGCAACGTGATCAGCAATTCAAAGAAGCAATGTCTGCACAAGCACAAAATCATGATCTGCAAATCAAGCAAATGGAAGCCAATCTACAGGCAGCTATTGCGCTCCACAAAGAGCGTAGCAACATGGTGGCACAACAAACAAGTCATGCCCAAAATGTAGTACATCAGCAAGAGAAGCATCAGCAAACGATGCAGCATTCTAAGGAGAAAGCACAATTAGCCAATCAACAGACGAAGACCTCTTCAAAGACTGGCAAGCCCACCCGGTAACTATTGCCCTCAAACGAGAGTTTGATAAGCGAGCAGCAGCTCTAACAGAGTATCTGCAAATGTTCTCAGGAAACGAACCAATTGAAGATGCACGTAAGACCGGATATATTAGATTTGTCCACGACTTTCTAAAAGTCAAACTAGACGATATGAAGGAGACTGAATGATTATTCCAGCAGGCCACAGGGTTTTAGTGGAACAAGTTGATTTTCAAGAACAAGATGAAGTGTACAAGTCAGCCACCGCAGTGGGTATTGTCTTAGTACACGACAAGAATGTTCGTAACCAAGAAAGTGTAGATGTTGGTACGATTGTATTAGTCGGACCAAACGCATGGAAAGGTTTCGATGGTGGTGAGCCTTGGGCTCAAATCGGTGACACAATTGTGTTTGCCCGCCATGCTGGCAAGAGGGTAGATGACCCTGCAGCCAAAGACCGCCACTTCCTAGTGTTAAATGACGACGACGTTGTAGCTGTAATTAAGGAATAACATGACTGAAGAAGTTACCCAAAGTGCCCCAGAGGGCACACAAGAACAAGCACCAGAATTTTCCCCTATTCAACTAAAGGCCATTGACCAAGGTTGGATTCCTAAGGAAGAGTTTGATGGTGATCCTGATGCGTTTATTGACGCCCCTGAGTTTGTACGGCGTGGTGAGTTGTTCAAGAAGATTGAGCACACCAGCAAGGAACTCAAGAGTGTGCGTAGCGCCCTAGAGGCGTTTAAGCAGCATCACAGTAAGGTTAAGGAAGCTGAGTACAATCGTGCCCTACAAACCCTACAAAATGCCCGTAAGCAGGCATTCGTAGAAGGTGAGCATGAACGTGCCTTTGCTATCGAAGAACAAATTGTTACTGTTCAAAATGAAAAGAATGCGATTGTTCAAGAAGCACGGCAACCTGTAGAACAGAGTGACGGTGAATATACTGCACAATTTCAAGACTGGGTATCCCGCAATAGTTGGTATGAAGATAACCGACTTATGCGTAAAACTGCGGATACACTAGGCAAGGAATTGTACGAAGAGGGCCACAGTCCCGCTGAAGTATTGAAGCTGGTTGAAAAAGAAATCAAGAAGGAGTTTGCCCACAAGTTTGAAAACAAGGCAGCTTCTAGGGCCCAGGCTGTAGAGTCTACGTCCCGTACTGGTAGCCGTTCGGACTCGTTCCAAATGGATGCCACTGAAAAAGAGATTATGCGAAAGTTCGTAGCTAGCGGTGTAATGACTGAAGCAGAGTACATCAAAGAGTTAAAAGCAACAAGAAAGTAAGGAAACAATATGTCACGAGTTGCAAATAGTGTAAGCACACAACGTCCAAAGCGTACACCCGTGGGAACACGGAATGTCTTAACAGTGCATGGTAAAGACCCTGACTTTGTTTACCGAGTGGTAAACGATCAAGGCGACCGGGTTGCACAGTTCTTGGATGCCGGATATGAATTGGTGAATGCGTCAGAAGTTCGAGTTGGCGACAAACGAATTAACAACGCTACACCAGAAGGTTCTAAGGCACAAGTTGCAGTTGGTAAAGGCGACAAGGCTTTCGTAATGCGTATTAAGAAAGAATGGTACGACGAAGACCAAGCAGCCAAGCAAAAGCAAGTTGATGAACTAGAACGCTCAATTAAACAAACAGCGTCTGGTGCTGGATTGACTGGCAACATCTCAATCTCGGTAGGCAAGTCCTAACCTAAAAGCGCCGGAAACTATCTTGGAGATTTAAAATGGCTCAAGTTCTCGCAGGTTTTCGGCCTGTTCGACATTTAACGGGTGCTCCTTATAATGGTCAGGTTGGCCGTTATATGGTATCTGCCTCTGACGCGCAAGCAATTGACGTTGGTGATCTGGTTACGCTAGCTTCGGCTACCGATCCTATTCTCGACCCAATTACTGGTGGTGTCTTTCCTGCGGTTATCCGCGCTGCGACTACGACTGTAGTTGCCATTGTGGGTGCTGTAGTTGGCTTTGAACCCGACTATACTAACCTTAATGCTAGCAACTATCGTGCTGCATCAACCCGTCGGGTTGTGCTGGTAGCGGATAGTCCTGATCTGATTTTTGAAGCACCACAAAGTGCTACGGTTGGTGCACAGATTGCTGCGGCTTCTGTTGGTCTAAACGTAACGCTAGTGACGGGCACCGTGTCTACCACGGGTAACGTTGCTTCTACAATGCAGGTGTCAAGTGGCTCGGTTACTACAACCTCAACATCCCCACTCAAACTAGTGGGCGTCACTGCTTCTCCTGACAACAATGATCTAACCTCGGCTGCCACACGTAGTGCGGCTGTCCTGGTAATGATCAATACCCATCAGTTTGCTCCAAGCACTGCTGGCGCTTAAAGGAGAATAGCACATGTCTATTATCAACAGTGGTAGTTTTGCCAAGGCACTATGGCCCGGCGTTAATGCATGGTATGGCAAGGCTTATGACCAGTACCCAACAGAATATACCAAGCTTTTTGATACTTACAAGAGTACCAAGCAGTTTGAAGAAGACGTTGGTGTTTCGAGTTTCGGCCTAGCGGTTGCCAAGCCTGAGGGCGGTGCAATTTCGTATGATAGCGAGCGTCAAGCTTTCATCACACGTTATCAGCACGTTGTGTATGCTCTGGGTTTCATCATCACTCGTGAAATCATGGACGATGATCAGTATGACATCGTTGGTCAGCGTAAGGCCCAGGGCCTGGCTTTCTCAATGCGTCAGACTAAGGAAATCGTAGCTGCTAACGTTTACAACCGTGCCCAGACTTCTGGTTACAACGGTGGCGACGGTGTTGTTCTTCTAAGTGCTTCCCACCCAGCAATGGCTGGTGGTACTTGGTCCAACGTAATTGGTACTGCGGCTGACCTTTCGGAAGCTGCTCTGGAACAGGCTGTCATTGACATTGCCGGTTTCACCAATGACCGTGGTCTACTCATTGCAGTTCGTCCACAAAGCCTCATCATCCCACGTCAACTGACGTTTGAAGCTGAGCGTATTCTTAAGGCTGATGGTCGTGTTGGTACTGACAACAATGATCCCAATGCCATCAAGAATCTGGGTTCAATTCCAGAAACCATCGTTAACCATTATCTGACTGATACTGATGCTTGGTTCATCCGTACCAACGTGCCACACGGCATGAAGTACTTTGAACGTCGTGCTGACTCGTTTGATATGGATAATGACTTTGACACCGAGAACGCCAAGTTCAAGGCTTCGGGTCGTTATAGCTTTGGTTGGACTGACCCACGGGGTCTATACGGCTCTGCTGGGGCCTAACACGAACGGGGGTAGCAATACCCCTTTTCTAAAGGAAACAACATGGCTATCATTCTAACTGATCCCAATACAGCAGGTCCGTTTGCAACGTTCCAGCTTAAGGATGTCCAGGCGCGAGTTATTAAACTTGCTTTTGGTGTCTTTGCGACTGCGGGTACTGACCAAGTGGTTGCTCGGCTTCCAGCCGATTGTACCATTCTTCGGATGGAAACGTGGGTTCGTACAGCCCTAACGGGTAACAGCGTATCTGCTCCAACCATTGCCGTAGGCACTACGTCAGGTGGCACTGACCTTGCAGCGACCTTTTCCGTAACTAACACAGCCGGTACACACCAAACGGTGTCGCCAGCAACCGGTGTTATGCAAGTGTACAACATTCCATACTCCAGTGACATCAATCTATGGGTGCATGGTAGTTGTTCAACTGGCAACGCAACTGCCGGTGAAATTGATCTAATCGTCTATTTCGTACGTTAAATATTTCCTAAATTAAGGAAACAGCGGGGTGCAATGCCCCGCCTTAAAGGAGACTAAATGGTTGAAGCCAACCTTGCAGAGCACACTTATTTCTTTGCTATTCCAGCTTATGATGGTAAAGTATGCGCAGAGACATGCACAAGTTTACTCGGAGTATCCGGGTTTTTAGGGTTTAATCAAATTGTACACCAGATTAAAGTGATCCGTAGTGGAGCTTTAATTGATTTGGTAAGAAACGATTTGTTTCATTCCTTTTTAAATGAATCAACTGCTGACACCCTTATTCTTATTGATAGTGATATTTCATTTGATTGGCAGTCAGCACAGCGTCTTTTAGTGTTTTCTCATCACTACCCAATTGTCTGTGGTAGTTATCAAAGCAAGAATGAGAATATTGAGTTTGTTGTAAATCCTTCTTCACGTAAACTTAATGAGGATGACTTACTTCCGATTGACTCAATTGGTATGGGGTTTGTCGCTATTCAACGACAAGCACTTCTGGATATGCAACCATTTCTAGAAACATACATTGACAAAAAGAACAGCCGAACAGTGCATGCATATTGCCTGTCGGGAATTCAACCAGACAAATCATACGTTGGAGAAGACATTTACTTCTTCGACAGGGCCCGAGAAGCGGGCATACAGCCGATGCTTGACCCGTATATTGAACTAGGTCATGTTGGCATTAAACATTATACAGTACCGTTTAAAAACGTACTGCACAAAATCGTTAAAGAATAATTAATTTCCCGTGTGCGGTGAGCATGCGGAAGATTTCTTGGGGAGATACAAATGGCAGGTAATAATGTTTGGATTAAATGTGGTACTGTACGTAACCTACTGGGTACTGGTGTAACAGTCACTGGGGCAGGTACACTACTATACAAGGATTCACCTAACGCTACATTTCAGGCCGTAGTGACCGGAACAGGTACTGTCACAGCGACAGTGACAATTGAATATTCTAATGATGGTGTCAACGTATTAACTACGGTAGGTGGCACCATTACTCTTACTGGAACCACCACAGCATCGGATGGTTTTACTTCTTCAAATGCTCCGTGGAAATATGTGCGTGCAAACGTAACAGCTATTTCGGGTACTGGTGCTACAGTGCAAGTATACATGGGTGTGTAAATGTCAGCGGTCACAAATCCAATTGCAAACGGCGACCCGACATACACTATCGTTGTCACAACTGTGGCAGCGTTACCGTCAGCGTCCCTGACAAAAGGAGCACGAATGATGGTTACTGATGCCAGTACAACACTTACGTTAGGGATTGGAACAATTGTTGCCGCTGGCGGCACAAATAATGTACCAGTACATTCTGATGGTACAAATTGGAGACTAGGATGACTGTACAAACTTCCCCTAATGTTAATGGTGATCCAGGACTCACATCCGCACAAGCAGCAGCGGTGGCCATCGTTGATCTGACTGCCGGTGACTCTAGTGCATCCACGGTTACCGCAAACATGGCGCTGCTTCAGGCCGCACTTGATCGCAAGGGCCGCGTCCGCATCAACAAGCCCGGCACCTACTACTGGCGCGCTCCGGCCGACCAGACCTATGTGAAGGGCACTTCATCGCGCCAGCCCAGCGTGCTCACCATCGGCAGCGATACGCACTTGGAGATTGCCGAAGGCGTCAACTTCTTCCCGGCGCCGGGCACGACCTACAGCGCGTTCATCAGCAACAAGTCGTTCATTCTCAACAAGGCCATCGTCGGCTCTTGGTCGGTCGGGGCGCTGATAGAAACGGAATACAAGCTTGTCACATTCACCCTAAGCAGTGGCACGCTTGCCATTGACGTGAACGATTGGGTCATCGTGCGCGGTGACACGGCCTACGGCTGGGACAACGGCTATCGCGTGGAAGCTGTGGATGTGCCAAACGCCGCGACCCAGTTCACCCTTCGCGTGTGGAAGACCGAACTCGACGGCATCAGCATCAACGCCAACGACACGATCATTGCGTACAAGGCGGACGGCAACTTCAGCGTCAACGTCTATGGCCGGGTCAGCGGCAGCGTGCCAGGCAGCATCACGAACGCGAACCCGGGCCAGGGTGAGCGTGCCACCTTCATGTTCAACAAGGTGGTCGATGCGGAACTGACCCTCCGCGAC